GCATTTTCTTCTGTGTTGCCGACCTGATTCAGTACATACTGGAATACATCTTCGCTTCCCTTACTGCTGTTCAGCATGGCATCCATTGCGGTATCGCTGATCTTCGATGCGGTTTCACGATGCGTGTCAATGAATCTCTTGATGGCTTTTTCACCGCCTGGGAATCTGCTCAGTTTCTGCTGGACAGCATCCATAAGAACCATGTCTTCAGGAAGATCTATATTCAAACCAAGCTGATGCATGATCTCCGTGACCAGTTCCTGTAATTCAGGTTCTGTGAGTCCCCACTTCTTATTCTCTTCCAGGAAGTTCTGCGTTTCCAACCGCATACTTTCTTCCGCATTTGTTTTCATGGTCTGGATTTTTTCACCGCGCTTTGCGGAATCCGTCATCAGGAATTGTCTGATACCCTCCGGGATTACATAACCGTAAGAACCGTCATCTGTAATTGACATTCTCTCTACATCCGTCAGACCGTTCCTGTCGATGTTGAATTCGCGTCCGCTGTCGATGAGCATGGATTCAAAGATTTCTGCCAGCGTCACACCGTGCTGTTCTTTGTGGATGTCGATCTTCTCACCCTTGTAGATGAGATTCCGTACCCCATGATAGATTTCCAACAGATACCGCTTGAACGTTTCGAATATCTCTTTCATTGCGGAGTTCGGTGCTTTACCCTCCAGAAGGTACTGTTCGAAACCGTAAGCGAATTTCTCCTGTGCGTCTTCCCAGGCTACCCTGTCTTCTGCGGTCATGCTTGCTGGATCGTAATACCACTGGTTCTCAAGCTGTCTGTACTTGTCTGCCGTCCATCCGTTGTATGCAGCCAGAGCTTCCAGCTGGTTATCGTTCAGCGTAGTTGACCAGCCGTGTGCCATCGTTTCATGAATCAGCGTAGAGATGTCAGAGCCAAGGAAGAGCTTCGCAATCTTCTCACCGTCCTCGATACTGAACTGTCCTTTGATGCGCTGTTGCTGTTCCTGATGGTAGAAGTTATTCTGTTTGCTAAATTCACCCCCGTTATGAATTGATTTTGTCTGGTTGGGGTTCTTCAGAATGTATACAGTTGCTAACTGCCCAGCACCATCATAGACATTTTGAACAACAACTCCATCGCAACCTTGGTAATCAGCTTGAACAATTGCGTCATGATATTTGTACATATCATAGCCTTTACCTTGCATATCAAGGTAATAAGGCTTTTCCATCTTTACAAAAAATTCTTCAACAAAACCTTGCTTAGAACTTTCTACGCTTTTATCGTAACGCCCGCCCTCAAGAAATTGACTAACCCATTTATCTTCTTCCAGAAGTCTACCAAATAAAGTTGCAAGTTTTCTCTGTCCTTCTGTAGCTGGAATTTCTTCGTTATCTATATTATCGAATAATCCTTCATCAGACAATAATTCTGTCATTTCGCTGATTGCCTGTTCTGGATTCATTAGCATACTGGAATCAATATACTCTCCAAAACGTTCCATAGCAGAGCGATAATCATTAGAATATTCGTTTGCTGAATCTTTGAAAGCGTCTTTTCCTTGAAATCGTAAGATTCTACTCATCCAATTTTTGGCTGAGATTGCATCATGATCATAACGGTCTGGAATTGTGAAATCCGTATATGATTTTGGTCTTTCACTGAGATAAGATTGTAATATTTCTTCCGGAGTAAGTCCCCACAAAGGAGTATTGTAGCTTTTGGCAGCCTTATAACTATTTGTGAAGTATATCCATCCTAACTCAGTGTCCCATCCTCCAGCACCAGTCTTTCTCTTTGATGGATCAAATTCTTCAAAAGGATTAGCCCTTGTTCCGTGGAATGCGGTAACAGCTTCTCCTTTTCCTTCAATATTGTTATCTTTGTTCCACTCTTTGAAGTTTTCACTTTCTGTCTGTTTTATGAGGAGTTCGATTCGATTTGGATCAGTAAGATATTCTTCCGTAGTCTGATACAGACCAGGACCGTTTGCGATCCGTTCTTCATTGGAATACTCCACCGTGATATCACCGACATCGCGGTACTTCCTTCCGGGATGGTTCTGTTCCCATTCTTTGTCATGAATCTTGTTCAGCTGAGAGTACGCAACAGCAAGGTCATTGTCTGCTCCCATCTCCTTGGCAATCTTATAAGCCGTCTTCTTCCGCAGAACTTCCTTGAAATTCTTAGGAGTGAATGAGCTCCGCATCTCGTCAAGTTCCTGTTCGATCTGGTATGCCCGGATGTTCTTACCCGCCCTTTCGGAACTGAGTCTCTTTATCTCATCCAGATTCTTTTCCAGATTGTTTTCCTGAATGAGAGCATTGATCTGATTCGTCAGGTCTTCTACATCCTGATAGATTCCCTGTAACTCGTCCTCAAGACCTTTGCGGTATTCTTCATCGATGGCATCCGTAACGTCTCCGGTTTCAGCCACATCCTCAACGGTAGCTTCTGCAAGCTGTTCCGCTTCCCTCTGTGCCTGTTCAGCTCTGCGCTGTGTCGCGTCAGCACGGATGTCTGCAGCAGGATCAGGTGTCGCTGTCACGGAATTCTGTGCAGGTGCTACGGTCTGAGGACCAAGTGCACGGATTTCTTCGTACAGCTGTTTCTGTAATATTCTGTAATCGTTGACCAACTGGTCACGTTCTGCCTGTGCTTCTTTGTAGACCCGGTTCTTCTCATTCAGAACATTTGTATTATCAGCGATCTCACGGAGCTCACGGTTCTTGTTTACGATTTCCTGGCGTTTATTCCTGATCTGTTCCTGAAGCGGAACGATATTGGCATCGACCTTCGCTTTGTTTCTCTTGTCCAACGTAGATTTCAAACCGTCAGCGAATGTCTTATCCATCTGAATCTGAAGATTCTGTTCTTCTTTTACAGTATCAGCGTACTTCTGGTTGATGTCTTTTGTATAGTCTGACCAGGCTTTCCGCACACGGGAATCCCATTTCGCGAAGTCATCATCTGTCTGCCAGACAAGAGCATCGAGGTACGGCTGAACTGCTTCAGGCTGTACTTCCTGATAGAATTTTGTCCAGAGACCATCCTTCTGCTTCATCTGATCTGTATATTTCTTCGTGGTTTCATCAGTGAATCCGAGACCATTCAGAATACCGAGATAATTCTGTTCTGCCGTTGCATATACGCCAGCCCATTGTTCATTCAGAGCTTTCTGATGTTCAACATAAAGCGCACGGAATTCGTCCGTCTTCATGTTTTCCTTTACTCTCCGATTGAACAACTGCGTGTTAGCATCATGGCTCTTGATCCACAGGTCTGCCATCTGATCTGCCGTTTCCTGCCCGACCTTTATCGCTTCAGCAAAACCATAGTTTGCCGTATCATTCGCGACCTGCTCCGCTCTCCGTGCGAGGTCTTCCGCTAACCGTATGTTGGCAATAGCCTGTGCTCGTTCAATAACTTTATTGATGACCGCATCGATCTCATTACCGCGCTTCCCTTGCAGAGCTTTTTGCAGTTCAGCATAGATACCGCCCTTATTGAACAATTCAATGATCGCGTCTTCTGCATCGGTAATCCCCTGTCTCCGCGCAGCATCGACCAGCGTGTCCTGAATCGAAGGAATGATGAATGATCCGTAAATCGCGTTCTCGATTTCCTTCATGTTCACACCGGCAGAGATGGCAGAATAAATAGCATCCACCATTCCCGGAGCCTTGGAATTTATCAGGTTCTCCAGCTGTGGGTCCATCTTTCGGAAGTTTACACCCGGCTTCCAAGTACGAGCCATGTATGTCATCATGGCAGAGGCGTATATCTGTTTACTCTCTCGCTCTTCTACCCATCCTGAGATAGCACTAAAGAAACCGGCATGGTCGCTTACCCAGTCCAGTTTGCTGTCAACTTTATCGAAGAATTTATTCTTACCCTTCCGCTTTGAACGGATAGCTGCCCGCATCTTTTCCGATGCCTTACCACTATCCTTCTCAAGAATCCCTTCTGCCATAGATTCAGTAAAACGTCCTGGCTGGAATCCGAATCTGTCTGTCCAGTCATTGATAGCTTTCGGAGTCAGGAAGCCACCGTAACCGATAGCCGCCCTTGTCAGAACGTTGTTTACCACATTGTTCGCGAGATAAGACGGTGACAGACCCAACAGCCAGAGGTGCTGGAGTTTCTTTACGGTATCACCAAAGCGGTATACCCATCCTTCTTCCTGAATGTTGTATTTATTGATGAGCGTTTCCGTAACGCCATCGCTGATCCTTGAAGTGATCTGAAGCATCAGCGCACGAGGATCATAGGCTTTCGCATCCTTACCGGCAAACGGAGCCAGCATGGAGATCACACGGTCACCGAATTCTCTGCTCTCCACATCAATGTCGATACCAGGAATCTTGCCACCATTCTCATCAGCTTTGTTGATAATCATCTGGGCAAGAACCGTCTTCTGATCCTGATACTTCTGCATGATCTTATCAGGGGAAAGACCGAGAGCCTCAGACAATGTCATCAGCACCTGACGGTTAGGCTCAAGCTTCGCGTAATCCTGAATGACCTTATTGATTTCCTGTCTGCGTGTACGAACAGCCTGGGACAGATCCTCTTTGATGGAGTTGAACAGGATCGTCTTTGACGGTTTGCTGAACGGACTGTTCTCAGAAATTGTTTCAGGATTCTCCAGTTCGTCCACAAATTTCATTACCCTGTCGATGCGTGCCTGATCGTTATCGCCGGGTCTTGCAGACAATGCGTCTTCTATCCCTGTGGAAATGAAGTTCATGATGGAATCGCCAGCCATTGTAGCACGCCACTCAGGTGTAGTCTGGAACAGCTGTTTGATTTTCTCTGCACCACGCAAGAACGGATTCTTTATCTCATTCGGATTCTTGAGCGGTTCAAGACTCTTGAGGCTTCCATCTTCATTGATACCGGAAACCCTTCTGTCTCTTGCTGTCAGCTTACTTGGGTCTGTGGATTGCAGATTCTCCATATCCCATGTATTGATTACTTCGTCAATACCACCGGAGGATCTGATCTCTTTCCCAAACATACGTCCTACAGTTTCGATAAGTCCCTGTAATCCGGGAACCTGACCGGCAAGATCCATGCCGAGGTTTCCGATATTGTCATATGCTGCATTCGCAAGATTTTCATCGCCTGTAAGTTTTGCATAAGCGTAAATCTCACGAGACTGCATACCTTCCATCGTATTACCGGGATCGCCAATCTCATGTTCGATGAATTCGGAGTAGTTCGACAGATCGCCATATACTTCATTTACGGCATTGCCGAGCTCATACTCAAGCTGTTTCGGATTTGTTACGCCGTGATCCCATAGGTACTTACCATATTCCAACCAGTACATATAAGCATTCGTACCGAGCAGTTCTTCTGGAATCTCATAAACCCCTTCAAGACCGCTGTTGGCTCTGGTTGTCTGATTCCGTTCAAGGTGAATCCTATCTTCTGGATTATCCAGAACCGCTGAAAGAATATTTCTGACCTGACGCGACGCTCCCTGCCCATTTATACCAATAACATTCGCGCCCATATTAGGAACAAGGCTTCCTACGACATCGACAACTTCGGCAGGATATTCGCTGGATGCTCTCCCTTCGCCAAAAGCATAGTGCATGATTGTATCGATATTATTGATGAGAAAGTCCAGGTTCTCCCCAGCTTTACTCCAGTCTGTCCAGTCACCGCCACCGGCTTTTTCAAAACCGTAGGCAAGAGCACCCTGTGCCTGTGCACCTTTCTTATCGAGAATATCCGTCAGTTCAATAAACTTATCTAATGTATCGTTTCCTTTAATAAGATTCGCGCCTTTGGCATAGGAATAGGCTGCGGTCCCTGCCCATGCAGCACCATACACCAGACCGGCTGGACCTCCTACTGCAACAGCAAGAAGCTTCGCAACAGTTGCCGGTCCTCCTGCGGACGCAAGTGAACTGATAACAGGCTGAGAAAACCTCTGATAAGGTTTGCGGTTCTTCACATCCGTGCCTGCTGTCCCAGGCATGAAGTTGAAGTTTAGCTTTCCAGAACGGGATAGGCTCTCGTAGTCAGCAGAAGTTTTGTCGATATCATGGAGCTTGTACGGAGAATTTGCTTTGATGCTGTCAACCTGATCCTGAGAAAGAACTCCTTCCTCTCCTTCAAATGAAGTAGTGTTCATTTTGTTGTTATGGTAGGAATAGAACTGAGCCTGTTGTTCAGCTTTTATCTTTTTCTGCTCTTCCTGATACGCATCTTCTATCGGCTTGATCGTTTCCTGCCACAGCTGTGTAGACGTATCCCAGCCGGGATCACCGTAACGCCATTCGTTAGGATTGTTATTCTTCATTCCTGTGACATAGTTAGCAATAGCATCGACCTGCTCATTTGTCCAGTTAGCGTCAGGCGTGTATGTCGGATTTTTCCTGTTAGTCTGTTCTTCTACAAACCATGACGGCTTGTAGTATATATCCCAGGCACGAGGTGCTGGAGTATCAGATTCGGGAGTCCATTCCGGTTCTACAGGTGCTGGCTGAAAAGTATCTACCGCATTTTCAGGAACATAAGAATCTGGCGTGAAATTCCCAGCAGATACAATATTTTCAGTTTCTTCTTCAGGAAGCCATTGGTCCGTATTGTTCATTGACTGCGAACCTTCAGCCATGTAATTAGTCCATTTACCCATAATTAGAAGCTCCAGTTTTTCATGATGTTATAAACTCTGTTCTGCCGTTGGCTTGTAGTCGAAGGAGTTACATTGCTTCTCCCTACACTACCATTGCCATAGTTACCATAGTAACCACCACTGCTGTTTGATCGAGGAGTATAGCTGCTACTGTATCCTCCATTGTTGTAACCGCTACTGTAACCGCTGTACCTGTTATATCCACCGGAAGACTTTCCGCTGTAACCGCTTCCGCTGTAACCGCTGTATGATCTTCCGCTATAGCTACCGCTCCCACCTGATTTAGAACCACCGCCTGATCCAGAACCGCTTCCAGACCCATTCGGTGCTTTGAAGAAGAAGTTAGCGAGGTCTTTTTCGCTCAATACTCCCTGGTTGATAAGACCCTGGAGTGCCGGCATCTTATTCAAAAACAGCTGTGCGAGACGCTCGTATTCAGCTTCGGTCATTCCAGTAAGTTCACGGCTGAATCCATCCCTTAGCCTGTTCAGATCACCGCCACCCACAAAGTTTGCAAGCAGTTCTTCCATCCCAGCTCGTTCTTCCGGTGTGAGTCCTTCGAACACGGAATCAAGACCGCGCCATGCAGATTCGCCATTCCGTCCACCGTTCGGATTTACATACATAGAAAGAACCTGATCAGGCGTGTAGTGATATGTAGAGGTTACATTCCCGGTATAGGGTTTGTATCCTGTTACGGTTTTTCCATCGTCACTCAGGATCGCTTCTGTAAACGTGCCGTCAGGATTTCTGAAAATGGTATTACCTTTGTCATCAAAGTAATCTACGCTGTTAGAAAATTCGTTGTACGCAGCGTTTCCATTACCGTATTCATCGACTGTAGGAATTGCCATATCTTCAGGCAGGATACCTGACCCGGCAAGAGCAAAGTCATAATGCTGATTTCCCTGTGCATCTGTTGCACGAGCCAGAGGATTCATATGTTCTGCTGCCCTTCTATACAGTTCAGCAGAAATCTGACGGTCATTCATACCGAGGTCTTTGAACCGCTGATATTCTTTTTCAAGTTCTTCTGCATACTGCGTATCGCCTGTAAGATATCTAAACGTTTCAGCAAATGCCTCCGGCGGTATATTGCGAGGATCCCCATTTGCGAGCTCATTCGCATAAGTAGAATTCAGATCGGAGAATTCTTTTCTAACTTCCTGCTCTATTTCTCCGTACCGTGGTTCATTGAAAAGCGGATTTATATTCGAAACGTAGTTCTCTACAAACCTATCGTAATCATTAGTCCCCTCTGGAATTCCAGCATCTCGCGCAGCTTTATCAGCCTGTTCCCATGCTTCTGTGTATGATGGAGGATTCACAACGTTATCCGCTGTGGAAGTTGAAGGCGGCGTGTACTTACTTACATAGTTGTCAACAAATCTATCGTAAGCTGCTGTGCCGGGAGTCAGACCAGCTTCAATTGCCGCATCTGATGCCAGAGTTACAGCATCACCATAACCGCTACCTGATGTTGCCCAGTCAACTAAATCTTTCTTCATTGGCTGAGTAACTTCTCTCGCAGCACGAACAAGCCTATCTGTGAATTCTCGTGTTTCCTGCTGAGAATCCTTTAGGGCTGTTTTCAATTCTTTTCCGGTAATGTCAGGTCTGTCATCGACTAACTCATCGTCAGCCTGAATCTGCCTAACCAGGTCTGCAAGCCGATCCCTTCTCTGTTGTTCAAGAATGTCAGCACCAGGAGATTCCGGGTCAATCGCAGGTAAGTTTCCATAAAGATCAGATACCTGCTGTGTAAGCCATCCGTCAGATTCTGACGCATTATACAATCCAGCTAAAGCGTCAAGAATCACATCGTCAGAATTAGTGATAGCCGTATCGTAATCGGAAACAACTTCATGGGCAGCATTTCCTAAACCTTCTAAGAATGGATTAGTTCCAGAAGAATTGTCAGACGGCTGCATCAATTCACGACCTCGATAAAAACCAGAATACGGCTGGCGTGCATCATTGTTTCCGGTGTACTTCGGATAACTCTTGCCAAGCCATTCCGTCAGCGGATTATCTGAGTTGTTATATGCCTGGATTGCGTTCTGGATACCAACCTCTGTAGGATTCGGCACAGTAACGTTTGGTCCTACGCTAAGACCAGGAATATCCATCTTGAATGCAAGAGGATTCGTGACTGGAGCAGGCGTTTCTTCTGTAGTAGTAGGTCCGGTATAGAATTCTGTCTGATCTTCTGTCTCATCAGCAGTCATCTTTGAGCCAGCCTTGAAAGCATTCTTAGACTGCTCCGTAGTTGTATAGACAGGTTGCATGAGCTCACGCCCACGATAATAGTCTGCGTTTTTATTTCTCTGTCCGTATAATTCCGGTTGCTGTCCAGTATATTCAGGATATTCCCCAGCGTATTTCCCGGCTCGTGTGGTTGTCGTGGTTGTTGAGGTTGCCGCAGGAGTAGTCCTGGGATATCGTGCATCATACCGCTGATTCCCCGGAGTCGCATCACGAAAATAATTTACAGGATTATTTACCTGAGTTCCTGGTTGTTCCTCAATCGTATCTGCCTGTGGTATTGTTTCAGGCTGGGTATTTACAGGATTGTTTATTTCGTTGGCACTTTCAACAGCCTCTCTCGCGTCTGCCTGACGCTGTTGTGCTGCCGCAATTTCAGCCTGACGAGATGCTTCTTCCTGTTGTCTCTGCTGTTCCTGTTGCTGGCGTATCGCTTCCGCTCGCGCTAATGATTCCTGGTAAGCTCTCTGTTGAGCTTCGGCAGCAGCTTGCTGTTGTCTTTGGAGTTCTTCACGTCTTGCACGTTCTTCCGCAGATTTCCGCTGTGCTTCTTCATATGCCTGACGCTGTCGCTCTCGTTCAGCTTCTTCAGCTTGCTGTTGCCGTATTGCTTCAGCCCTTGCCAAAGACTCTTCATAAGCTTTACGCTGTGCTTCGGCAGCAGCCTGATTCTGACGCTGTACCTCTTCCCGCCTGGCTTTTTCTTCGGCAAGTTTTCTCTTTCGTTCGGCTACAGCATCATCCTCATCATTGTTATTCACAGGATTATTTACAGGGGTAGAATACTGAGACCAGTATTCATTCATTTGCTGTTGAGCGTTCTCTGCAAGCTGCCGATATTTGTTTGAGCCGTTATCCTCTACGGCAGTCGCTCTATTATTTCCGTATGCCATAATATCAAATCTCCTCGTTCGTCAAAGGATTGGGGTTTTCAGATTTCCCCTTCAATTGTTTGATGAGCATATCTGCCACGTCTTCCATATCGGGCATATAAAACTCAGCCTGCACATTATCTATCTGATCGTTGATCCGTTGCTGTGCACGAACGAATGCGATTTCAATATCACGGTTGGTTATCATCCTATCATTCCTCCACCACCCGGAAGAAGACCGCCCATCTCAGGAGGCATCGTGCCAATCATTCCACCGCCTCCCAACCGTTCAGCCTGTCCTTCGGGCATCTGTTCCTGACCTGTAGGATTCATGTTGTTGTTCATAGCCTGGTTCTGGATCATCGCCAGCACATCAGTTTCAAGCTGTTGTCCTCGCGGAATGTTCTGAGCTCCACCCATGTTCATCTGCTCCTGCTGTTGAAGCATAGCCTGTTCCTGCATAGCTTCTTCCTGCTGTCGCTGGATGCTTCTCTGCTGTGCTTCCTGTGCCTGTTGGTTAGCCATCGCCAGCTGCTGTTGCTGTGCCTGTTGTGCCTGTTGCTTCTTCATCTGCATATCCTGGATGATCTCCTGGATACGGTAATCCGTAAACGCCTGTTCAACTTTCTCACTCAGCATCTTGTTATTCATTTCCTCAGTATTCTCCACACCGATGGTATTTTCCTGAGTCCATTCCTTAGATGCCAAACCGTTCGCCAGAATGATCGCAGCTTCGTTAGCTCTCTGCAATCTTTCCTGTGGCTGGGTCATATCGAGCTTGCAGGTGATCTCATAATCAGCCGGGATGTCCTTATAAGAGAACTGGATATTGTCATGCTTATAGGTGATCTTCCGTTCCTTCATCGTCAGCAGGGCAAGATCGACAGCGTTTGCCAGAGCCATACCGCATTGAATCTGCGTGGACTGGAGCGGAAGCCGGGATGCCACACTAAGCAGAGATGCTTCAGAGAAGTTTGCCCCGCCGCCGGCTTCACCAAAGGCAGTATCGAGAACCGTGCTCTTGTCAATGTAGTCCTTATACATCTGCCCCATATTCTGCATTTCCGTTGTCAGGAAGCCTTTGCTCTGGATAAAGTCCAAGGTCTCGCCCTTTGACAGATCAGCTTTCAGCACACCGTCATCATTGTTCAGCTTCATCTTGCTGTTCATGTCATGCGTCCATACAAGCAGAGGCATACACCCTAAAGCAAATAGGTTGGATGTGGTCACCGTCAGATAAAGGTTCTCGCGTTCCCATAAGCGAGATTGTGCCAACGTATATAACAAAGGTTGTCTTGACTGGTCACTCCGATCAAAGAGAGATGACCCGTCTGACATGGTCACAGCAATGGGGATGCATGGCAGATTATGCTCGCAGCAGATGATATTGTCATAATCCAGATCGACAGCGTAATACTTGAGATCATAGAAGGTCTTCAGCGTTGTCCACCCGGATCCTGCCATCTTCTTCTGGAGATCAGGTCTGTCTTCAAGAAGGGCAGCGTAGTTCGTCCGCACCCAGGCTTTCTCTACCTGGACCTCACGATAGAAAGCGGACAGCCCAAACTTATCGAATTCGGGATAGCCTGTCTTCGGATTCCATACATCAAAGAACATAGGGGTAAGCTTACCGATCCGATCTACGCGCTTATCGTCAGGATTGAATGCCTTATAGTCCTGGATGGTATTGATACCGACATGAGCTTCACCGTAAAGGAGCATACTCAAAATGATCTCATGGTGAAGCGGTCTGCCGTTTACCTTGCCTGTCCTCTGCCACATAAGGGAGATGAACTTCTCCAGATTCTCGATCACTTCAGGTTCTGCGGTATCGGAACGCACCTTGAACTTCGGGTCCTGAGAGATCAGCAAACGCCATGCTCCCTGAATCTTATTCCTCGCAGTGGGGGAAATGGTCTGCTTGATATTGTCGGCAGCCTTTCTCCGTCTGATATCATGCTTCCAGTTCATGTTGTACATATCCTCATAAAGCTGGAACATGGCATCTCGCTGTGAGTACTGGTTCTTCAAATCACGGGAGTGCTGGACGATCTCCTGGTATTCCCGTGAGTTTCTGTCAAATTGCTTATAATCTTTTATCTCCATAACACTCCTATGCAAACAGCATCCTCATGATACTGTAGTGGCTTACCTCTTCCTCTTCTTCATACTGTGACGGTCGCTGGTCCTCATAAACAGCCGGTTCCTTGAAGCGGGACAGACCGTAACGCAGAGCATCGTAAGCGTGATCCTCTTCATCCGTGTTGACATCTTCGGGATCGTTAGGATCAGTTGTAAGCGTATCGAGCTGTCCGATCAGATGCTCGCACCCTGGGGCGATGATGATGCCCGGCAGACCATCAGGTCTATCCTCTAACAGGTTATCGATCTTGATCTTCCCTGCTTTTCGCCAGCGCGTCCCTGGGGTAAGAACAAGACCGTACTGTGCATATTCATCTGCGGCATTCGTGGAGAGGTCGCTTTCGTATTCACGAGCCATCGCGGGATCGCAGAAGGTGACAAGGATATCTTCCTCGTCTGAGGTCTTCTGCGTGATGCGTGTGACCTGCTGTTTTACGGAAAGACGTGCAGCGTAATCCTCGCGGTATACATACACACGTCCGTAATTCTGATTGATCGCGATCCACAGATGGCAGTAAGGTTTGCGTGAGCCGTAGTCGATACCGCCCACACGGATCCAGTTATCGTCAATAACGTAATGCTTGCCATTGATGTCGAACGCAAACGCGCTACCCGATTCGGCAACGTGCTTCTTCCGGTTGAACTTGAAAGCAGCTCCGTCATTGATATCCCAGTTACCTTTGAGGAAGCGTTCCCTGAGATGCTCGCTGGAATACTTCTCCAGCTTATCGCGCTTGTAATCCTCACCCATACCGGGAGCATTGTTATCCGTAGTCTCAGAATGAATAGAACGGGTGTCAGTTTCAGTACCTGAACGCCACGGTTCAATGAACTTCTTCTTCACCCATTGATGACCGATACCGCCGGGGTTGGTCGATGCGTACATTCTGGGATAATAACCGGCAACGGCAAGACGGAGGTTGCCCCACATGGCTTCATAGTCTTCCTGCTTGATCATCGTTAGTTCATCGTAGATCAGGAGAGAATGGTTCTCACCGTTGTATTTGATGATGTCACCGGAAGTGTTGTAACCACCGACCTGAATAATGGAGCCGTTGGGGAAGGTAACTTCCTTTTTACCGATGTTACATGGAATATGTCGGAAAGCCGTAGCCAGCTCATTGAGGTGCTCAGAAGCGGAAGCCTTTTGTTTACGCATGAAAAGGCATCGGATGCCGGGATACTTCAGGCATTCATAGGCAGCCTGGATCAGTTCGGCATGGGATTTACCACCGCCCTTCGGTCCTTCCATGAGGATCTCCTGGACCTTGCCAGGACCGCACTCTAATGTAGCTCTGTGAAACGCTAACTGGGATTTATTGGGAACGTACTGAGCCTGTAAGAAGAAATCGATCATATCGTCAGGGAGTCCAGCCTGGACTAAATAGGCGATATAAGTGCGGATAGCCTCCTGTTCAAGGCTATCCTGCTGTGGTTCCGGATTCTTCCGCGGTCTCCCTCTCTGTCCCATAATCTACCTGCTCTGCCTCTATCGGCATGACATCTATAACCGGCATAGGCTCCGGAAGATTTCCCCTGATACCGGCGATCAGTTCCATAAAGGTGCTGTCCTTCGCCCCAAATGTATTGGAAATCTCCTGACGCTTCACACGTCCACCGGCTTCCTTCGCAATATCATCGAGCAGACCGCGAAGCTGCTGGAGTATCTTGGCTCTCTGTTCCGGTCTGATCTCATCATACTCACCGAGAAACTGATCTCTTGTGAGGAGATAGAGATTCTCCAGCTCCTGTATCCGCTCTTCGCTGTCGTTCAACTTCTTTCTGCTCATAGTTAGATTATATCATATAAGCGATTATTTATCACTCATATTTAGTTTTGAAAATGTTATGGTATAATAAATATGCCATTGGAAAAACTCTTTCTCTATTTTGGGTATCCTCCAAAAATGGCGTCCTCTGTTGCACAATTGGCAGTGCGGTGGGCAAGAGCAGATAAGGGAGAGGTCTGCATCACTACTCATGTACGTTACAGGTTCGAGCCCTGTCAGAGGAGCATAGAACCCTGAACGCTTGTCCGGTTTACCCTTCGTTTCACGGACAGCGGACCGATCAGGGTCTTTTATAGGAAATGCAGGATAGCCTTAAATCCTGCTTTATTCTCGAATAGCTCAGTTGGCAGAGCGGGTGCCTGTTAAGCACCATGTCGATGGTTCAAGTCCATCTTCGGGAGCCTCGATCCTGTAGAGCGAAGTTGATTGTAGCTTACGATCTGCCGGGCGATAATTGGGTTTTACGTTCGCTGTCTTCCGTGAAACTGAAAAGGCAGAAGGGCGGAGGAGACTTCTTTGCTTTGTGAATTCTCAGTTGATGTCTACCGCCCGTATAGCGGGATAGAGCAGCGGAAGCTCGTTGGTCTCATAATCCAAAGGTCACCGGTCCGAATCCGGTTCCCGCTACTGTGCAAGAAGACGCCGGGAATATGACTGTACCGGACAGGTCTGACAGGAGCCTGTGTAAACGAAAGTCCTGTCTTTTTTTATATAAGGAGGAATCATGCCGGTAATCCGAATCTATCATTGGGATAAGAAGATCAAGAAACCATGCAGCATATCGTACAACACGGACAAGGCTGAATTCGTCTGTAACGTCCCCGAAGGAAGACTCCTCAAAAAGAAAAAGAAATTCAACTTCTATATCTATAACCCAAGAGGCAAAACCAAAAAGGAACAGATAAGGGAAGTCCCTTACCTTGAAGCTAAAGAACTCATCAGAAAGTGGGGAACCCGCGAACAGTTCTGCAAGTACTTCACAATCATGAACGCAGACGGTACCTATAAACAGGGCAACACTCATGTGGTCATCGACCAGGTCCATATGGCTAAACTCAAACGCACAGCTTCCATGCTCTCCCTCTCTATGAAAGATACCCTCGCCTACCTTATCGATAAGTACGATGACATGGCTAACTATAACAGGTCCTTCACTTCCCATAAGAAAGGTTACCGCGTTACCCCTGCCGATATTACCGATCTTACCTCATAAAATAACTTGTCTATACAAGTGTCCCTTAAGGAAAGAAAGAATTAAAGAATGAAATAAATGAGATAAGGAAAGAAAGAAAGAAACGCTCCGCGATCCGCGACTTCTATCAGTTGTCCATCCGCGATTCCCGGAACCCTGAAATTTTTTTCACCCCCATCTTTTTCGTGATGCCACGAAATTGATCCAGGGGGCTATTTGTTTTTCTTTTAAAATTTTTTGAGGGGAAGATTTGGGAGCAATAGAGGTGTGTATGTGGAATATGTCACACATCTCGTTCTCGTTGCCCTCGACCAAGCCGCCACCGGTGGTGTCGGTGCGCATTTCGTATAGTTTAACAGAGGTGTCCAGGTATGCATTATTTGGGTTTGATAAGTCAACTTATCGCACCCATTGCGTATAGTCGCCGAGGAGATGCCGAATAGACGGTTAGTTATGCATAACTATGCGCGACGCATCGGCATTCCGATGTTTGGTTAGTATATTCTAACTACCCAGGATACTTTACATTTGTTCTAATTTGAAAGACATATTCAATCTCCTACTATTCATTAAATAAATACTCAATAAATACACGGTCTATTCAGTTACGTGATACCAACTCATGCGATACGATACGGTCATAATCCAATTACATCCAATGAAAATTATTTTCATCAATCCAGGGATATGGTAATTATTTTCATAAAATACCATATTTTTTCAAAAGTGAAAACCTCGTCTAAGGGCATAAAAACGCATTCTAAGCGGTTTTTCCGTTTTAGGTCATATTATATGCCGAAAAATAAAACGTAATGTATTATCACTATGGTGTCTTATACGATGTTTGTTGTTCTAATTACGGTCATTTTTTCAGGTTTTATTGCGTATAACCGCCGACATAATTTCATGCTTGTTCTATAATAATTCTTTAAGATTCGCAGTCGTTTTCTTTAAGGTAATGCGTTAATATATACTTCCTATTATATACACGCGTGAGGATCTTGCTTGTCTGTACAACATGACAAATGTCATATAAAAAATATGACTTAAATCACTATTGACGTTTTGTGATATCTCATGGTAAACTTTAGTTACAATCAAGAAATTGATTGAGCCTCTAGTAGGCGGACAGCCGTTGCGGTTCTAAGGCGCGTTTGCAGCCGAAGTCTCCGACCTTCGGTCGGTTGAGTAGGCGAGCGTGATAGGCTTGCAATCGTGAGTTAGTCATCTAACAAGTGATTGACATCGTTGCAAGTGAATTAAGGGCATATCCCAAAAGGCGCGGTCCTCCCTTTATAGTATACGAGTAGTGTTAGACTCTGTTCAGCCTCCTAACCGTCAATTCTAATCGATAGATGCCTACTAGAATAGCAAAAGAAATTAACTCATATAAGAATAGCAAACGATGCCGAATGAATTTTTATAGGAATATAAAAACGAGAGGCATCACATAAATTCTCATATGGGATTTCTTTTATAGCTTATAAGCCATCCTGGTTTGTAGGCTATAGAGGAAAAAACAAACAACAAAAAAAGGAAGAAAAAAATGATTTATAAAGGTTTCAAAATTACTAAAGGTTTATTCGATGATTATGAATTCATTCATAATGAAGAAAAAATCTCATGCGCTTCGCTGCGCGTTGCTAAAGTTGAAATCGATAGCATTCTAAACGAATGCGAAGCGGATAATTTATCGGAATCCCAAAAGGTAAAAATCATTAACGAGGCTGTCGCATTGTGGTTTTCTGACGATGATTCCGATAAAGCTAATAAGAGATTCGCAGACTTATGGGTAAAGATGACTAAAAACAATCTTAAAGATAGGTTTTTTGAGGCTTGTTCTTCATATGCCGAATAAAGTTTATCGCTTTTTACCGCTTACATCTATTCGGATGCAAGCGGAATAAAGGTTATAAACCTAAAATAATAATCCGTTTGTGCTCAACTCTCACCTATCACACAAACGGAATCAACAATCTATTTTCACTATGAAAGGAAAATATCATGCTCAACTATTCTACCACAATTCTCAATATCGTTCTTGCCATTGTTGCAAAAGTAGTTTTTCTCATTCGCTCTATCAAAGCAAGCGGAAAAGAGATCTCTCTCCATATCTCTCGTGAAAATAAAAAGCTTAAGCCGAATTCGGCAACTGCTTTTATCATTTGGAATCTCCCATCTGTTTTTACATGCCCTTTCCGTACTATCCATTGTCTGCTCTCATGCTATGCTCGTAAAGCGGAAAATGCATATCCGCAAGTACTCCCATCGCGTACCGAAAATTATCTGATGTCATTACTTCCTAACTTTGTTGAGCTTATGACTGATGAAATCCTTCGCATCGCAAAAGGAACGAAAAAACCTATCATCATTGTTCGTGTCCATGAAAGCGGAGATTTCTACAATCAGAAGTATGCAGATAAATGGCTGCAGATTATGGAAAATTGTCTTGTGGATAAACGCATCCGCTTCATCGCATATACAAAGTCGTTCCCATACTTTGACGGTAAAAAGTTACCTTCGAATTTTTCTCTCCGCGCTTCCATTTGGGATGATACTTCAGAAGAACAGAAAGCAATCGTAAAGCGTAACGGATGGCCCATCTATACCGCGGTCAAAAAGTTCTCTGCTAAAGACTTATTCCATCAATGCAGATGCTCTGACT